GATGACAAAAAATACATGAGTATGCTTGAAGATTTCTGGCTTCCAAGACGTGAAGGTGGTCGTGGAACAGAAATTACTACACTTCCTGGTGGACAAAACCTGGGAGAAATCACTGATATTAAATACTTTCAAGATAAACTCTATCGTTCATTGAATGTTCCATCATCAAGAGTTGGTGGTGACAGTGGTTTTAATCTTGGTCGTTCATCAGAAATCTTAAGAGATGAAGTTAAGTTCAGTAAGTTTGTTGGACGTTTGAGAAAGAGATTCTCAAATATGTTCAATGATATGCTTAAGACACAACTTATTCTTAAGAATATTATCACTCCCGAAGATTGGGAGACGATGAGTGAGCATATTCAGTATGACTATCTGTATGATAATCACTTCTCTGAACTTAAAGAATCTGAGCTTCTGATGGAGCGTTTAAATATGGTTACTCAAGCAGAACCATTTATTGGCAAGTATTTTTCACAAGATTATGTTCGTCGTAAGATTCTTCGCCAGACTGATGAAGAAATCCTTGATCAAGATAAACTAATCGATAAAGAAATTAAAACTGGAGTTATTCCAGATCCAGCGGAGATGATGATTGATCCTGCAACAGGACAACCAGTTCCTGGTGCAATTGGAGATCTTGGAGCTCCTGTAATGGAACCAGAAATCAATGCAAAATCAGTTGAACCACCCGAAGTCAAAATGCCCAAAGGTGGTGAGATTTAATAAATAACAACGATTACCTATTACAAAAATCATGGATGAATTAATGGATATGATTGTTACTGATGAAAGTCCTTCACAAATCAGTGATAAAATTAAAGATCTGCTTTTCTCTAAAGCGGCTGAAAAAATTGACTCTTTTAAACCTGTAGTAGCATCCTCAATGTTTGGTGACTACGAAGAAGAAGAGGAAGAATAATAATTAATAAATAACTAGTAAATGATTTGTAAAAATAATGACTCATAGGCCAGTTGGATCTGGTGTATCTTTTACCACATCCACAACATCATCAAAATCAGCAGCATTTTCTGGAAGAACTAACACTCTAAGAGTAGTAGCGACTGGTGCGAATGCATTTGTGGCAATTGGAACAGAACCAACGGCTACGTTGAGTGATTATTGCGTTCCATCAGGAACTTCAGCAACTCTTGCAATCGATAACGGTTCAGCAAGAATTGTTGGAGTTACAACTGGTACAACAACTTATGTTGATTTTCCAGAAGGTCAAGCATCACCTTTTGGAATTGGAGATTATGTAAGTTTGACTGCATCAACTCAGACTTATTATAATTTCACACACGCTGCCGTAACTGAAGTATTTAATTCTTCAAATCAGGGCGGATATTATTCAACAAGAATTGGAATTGCAACAAATACTTCTGGGATTGTAACTACATTTGCAGACCCTGATGCAATTCTTCGCAATTCAATCAAAGTTGCAGCTATCACTGATGCTGCTAGCGGAGTTCTTTATACACAACAAGTACAAATTACCGGTCAAGCGTAAAATGAAACTCATTAGAGAAGAAATCGAATCAGTCGAATTTATCGTTGAAGAACGCAACGGTAAAAAATCACTGTATATTGAAGGCGTTTTTCTTCAAGGCGACATTAAGAACCGCAATGGTCGTATGTACCCTATGGAAACTCTTCGCCGTGAAGTTGCTCGATACAATGAGAATCATGTTCAAGCAGGAAGAGCTCTTGGAGAACTCGGACACCCTGATGGTCCTACAGTAAATCTTGATCGTGTTTCTCACAAAATCACTTCTTTAAGAGAAAGTGGTTCTAACTTCATTGGTAAGGCAAAGATTCTGAATACTCCAATGGGTAAAATTGCAGAGTCTCTGATTACTGAAGGTGTAAAACTTGGTGTTTCTTCTCGTGGCGTTGGTTCACTCAGAGTAAGTCGTGAAGGAATCAATGTTGTTGGTGAAGATTTTATGCTTGCAACTGCAGCTGATATCGTAGCAGATCCTTCAGCGCCTGATGCATTTGTTTCTGGAATTATGGAAGGTAAGGAATGGGTGTGGGATGGTGGAATCCTTCGTGAAAAGTATGCATCAAAAACTTACAAGACAATCAATACTCTTGTAGATCAAGGAAAATTAGATGAACAAAAACTCAATTTGTTCAATGATTTCTTAAATAATCTGTAATTTGTTAAATTATAAATAAATATAGTTTATAACCAAAGGTTAAACGGAGAGTTCAAATGTCTCGTGGCAAACAATTACAAGAAATGGAAGTAGGCACTACACAATCCAGAACTGCCGTCAATGCAAATGCAAAGGCAGCGGAATCAATGCCAACGATGGCAGATCCTGGCACTCAACTTGGTAGCGTAGAAGATCTCGGTGGTCCAACACCTGAGAACTACAAGCCTGATGACGATTCAGCAAAGCTGAAAACTCCTGGTGCAACTCTGAAGCAAGTAAGAGATGTTGTTAACAAGGGTGCTAAGGCTGCTGATCCTATGAAGGGTATGAAAGAGGAAACTGAAGAGGAAGAAGAGCTCTTAGAACCTACAGAAGAAGAAGAGGAAGTAGTAGAAGAAGAAGAGGAAGAGGTAGAAGAGTCATTCCAGATCGAAGATGACGTAAATGCTCTCCTCAGTGGTGAAGAACTCTCTGAGAACTTCAAAGAAAAGGCAAAGACTATCTTTGAGGCAGCACTTAAGTCTAAGGTTGTACAAATTAAAGAAGCAGTTGAAGCTCAGTACGAGCAAAGACTGGTTGAAGAAGTTGAAGTCATCAAAGAAACTCTTCAAGAAAGAGTTGATGCATACCTTGAGTATGTAACTGAAGAGTGGTTCACTGAGAACGAACTCGCAATCGAACAAGGTCTGAAGACCGAAATGACCGAATCATTCCTTTCAGGAATGAAAGGACTTTTTGAAGATCATTATGTATCAATCCCTGAAGATAAATATGATGTTTTAGAGAATATGGTAGAAAAACTTGATGAAATGGAGACAAAACTCAACGAGCAAATTGAGAAAAACATCTCCCTTAACAAGCGTCTCTCAGAGTCGGTTGCCGATGGGATTTTAGATCAAGTTTCTGAGGGCCTTGCTGCTACTCAGAAAGAAAAGCTCGCTTCACTTGCCGAAAGTGTTGAGTTTGAAAGTGAAGACGAATATCGTGAAAAACTGGAGATGCTGAAGGAATCATATTTCCCAGCAGGTAAATCTCCAAAGGCACATGCTGAAACCCTGTCTGAGGGTGTAGATCATTCCCCTGAATCCGTTTCGGGCCCAATGGCTGCATACCTGAGAACCCTTCAAGCTGTCGCTAAAAACTGAATTTAAGATTAATCAAACACAAACATTCACAAAGGTAAACGCAAATGTTCAATAACGAGCATCTGCAGGAAAAGTGGGCACCACTCCTCAACTATGAGGGTCTTGATCAAATCAAAGATTCCCATCGTAGAGCGGTAACCGCCGTCCTGTTAGAAAACCAAGAAAAATTCCTCCGTGAGGAAGCAGCATTCTCATCAGGTGGCATGAGCCTGATGGAAGCTCCAAACATGGCAGTCGGTAACGGTGGTTTCACCGGTTCATCAGATCCTGCTGGTCCTACTGCTGGTTTCGACCCAGTTCTGATCTCACTGATCCGTCGTTCAATGCCTAACCTGGTCGCTTATGACCTGGCTGGCGTTCAACCAATGAACGGTCCTACTGGACTGATTTTCGCAATGCGTTCCCGCTACAACAACCAGAGCGGTTCCGAGACCTTCTTCAACGAAGTTGATACCTCGTTCTCTGGTCAAGATGCTGGATTCGATCTCACTGGTGGCTTCGCTGATGCCGCTGCTGGTATCGGTACAACTGCTCAGGGTGGCACCAACCCTGCAATCCTGAACCCTGTTGGTAGTGCAACTACAACAGCATATAACGTTGGTTCGGGTATGCGAACAGGTGATGCAGAAAACCTGGATGGTACTGGAAGCAATGCTTTCAACCAGATGGCATTCTCAATCGAGAAAGTCACCGTTACTGCAAAGTCACGCGCTCTGAAGGCTGAGTACTCGCTCGAACTGGCACAAGACCTCAAGGCAATCCATGGTCTGAACGCTGAAGCGGAAC